GCAGAGCTTCCAGGTCAGAGGTGGCATCAATGGCCCGGGAAAACCGCTCCACCTCGAAAGCCTGGGCGTCTGTGAGCGCAATGGGCCCAGGTTCAGCCGGCACCCCTGGCAACGGCTCCCAGCCCATCAGGCCACCTCAGGGCGGGGCCACAACACCCGAATCGAGCGGGGCACACCACGGCGCTGCTCGATCGCCCCGGCAGCCTGCAGGTTCCTCAGGTGGAACTGCACCGGGCTAAGAGATGAGAGCCCCAGCGCTGCCTTCAGATCTTTCAGGGTGGGGCTGATGCCGTTGGCATCGATGTAGGCCCGAACTGCATTCAGGGTGCGCTGCTGCATCTCCGTCAGCGCCTTCTCCCTCTCCGAGGTGACTTCGGGGTGTTGCGCCTGTGCCCGCATGAAATCGTGATGGACTGGTTTCGGGTCGACTTTACCCCGGAATGGAACATACGTGCTAGGCGGGTACAGGCTCTGGCAGGAGGGACGGCTGCACGTACACCACATGCTGCGGCGGCGCCGGCGCAGTTTCCGCTGGCGGTTCATCAGAATCCACCTCCTCCTCCTGCAGCTCATCCCCCATGGCGCTGTTGCGCGCCAACAGCTGCGCCATCGCCAGCGCCTGCCGTCCGCGGCGAATCGCCGCCCGCTCGCTCATTCCCATTGCCAGGCTGATCTCCCAGAATGTCTGGCCTGCCAGCCGCCGTTCCATCACCTCCTGCAGCACCGGCCAGGGCTGCAGCATCTGCAGTACCTGATCCAACTCCCTGTTGCTGGCGGTTGGCTGCGGATCATCTGCAGGGGCCGCCACGGTGCTCAACCAGGTGTCGCCATCCTCATCACCCATCACCACATCGAGAGAGCGCAGCTGGTAGACGGCCGCCGCCTGGCGCAGGATTACCAGATCACCGGGCCGCTGCACGCCGGTGATGCCTGCTGCCAGTTGCTCGGCATCGGTGGGAGGCCTCCCCTCTTCCGCACTGAAGGCCTCGCACCACTTCCGCAGCCCGTGCATCGCCTGGGATCGTTTCGTGGGGATATGGATGGCTCCAGAGCCATGTACCAGCCGCGTCATGCTTTGCCGGATCCACAGCACCGCATAGGTGGAGAAGGCATAGCCCAGGGCCGGATCAAACAGCTCCGCCGCCCTGCATAGCCCGATCGCACCCTCCTGGATCAGATCCTGCAGCTCCAGCGCCGGCGTGGAGCTCACCGAAAATGAGCGGGCCTGGTCCGCCACCAGCAGCATGTTTCTGCTGATCAACTGCTCCCGCGCCCGCTCCCCAGCCCGCCGCAGCCGCTTCGGGGGTTCGGTGATGCCCTGCTGTTGCTCCTCGAGCGATGGCTCCCAGTCCAGCCAGGCGCGAATCTTCCGGCCCAGCAGCACCTGCTCCTCCCTGGTGGGGATCGGCAGCCGCCCGTAGGCCTTCATCATCGCGTCCAGCGGCGAGCTCACCGGGATAGGTCGGATGTTCTACCAGCCTATGGGTTGTAACATCCCCAGCCAAGGTTGTCCCTGTGTGATAAGGCCTACCCTGGCCCTGTGCGCATCGGCCCGTGGCGATCGGTTTCCTGCAGTCGAATGATCCCGGCGGCGGGTATCGCCTTGATGGTGCGCTCATCAATGTGCTCACCGGCCTGGGCACCGCCAAGGACCGCAACGAGGCAATCGGCGTCAAGCGCTCGCGCATCCTCACAGAAAGGGCCATTGATGCCCTCTACGAACAGAGCTGGCTGATCCGCCGCATCGTCGAAAAGCTCCCCCAGCAGGGCACCCGCAGCGGCTGGGATTTGAGCGTGGGGGATGAAACCTCCAGCCGCATGAAAAAGCAGCTCGATGATGTGGTCGGCTGGAGCGAGAAGCTGCACCTCCGCCAGGCCCTGGCCCAGGCCGCCACCTACAGCCGCCTCTACGGCGGCGGCGCGATCATCGTGATTGCCGACGACCGCACGCCGATCGATCAGCCGCTGAATCTCAAGCGGCTGCGCACCATCCATGGCCTCTACCCGATCGATCGCTGGCGCCTCTACCCCGCTGCCGGCTGGTCAGGGATCGGGGAACCGGAGCGCTACTGGTTCTGGACCCAGGCCGATCGCGACCTCCAGAAGCTGAACGAGCAGGCCGGTGCCAAGCAAGTCACCAGCGCCGGCCTCGGCCTCACCGATGCCACCCAGATCGACATCCACAGCAGCCGGGTGATCCGCATCGAGGGCATGCCCTGCTCCTGGCGCTCGCAGCAGGAGCGGCAGTGGTGGGGCGTCTCGGTGGTGGATCTGATCTGGGACGTGTTCAAGCGCTACGAGACCGGCCAGCAGAGCGCCGCCGACATCCTGCACGACTTCGACCTGGTGGTGCACAAGCTGCCGGGCCTCTCCAACATGCTCGCCGCCGGTGGCGAAGACAAGCTGCGCGCGCGACTGCAGGCCAATGCCCTGGCCCGCTCCACCATCGGCGCCTACCTGCTGAACGACAACGAGGAGCTGACCAACCTCAACCGCTCGGCCGCCGGTATCGCCGACATCCTCACCAGCCTGAAATCCGAGATCACCGGCGCCAGCGGCCTGCCCCACACCCTGCTATGGGGCGAGAGCCCTTCGGGCCTCGGCGCCGATGGCCGCAGCGAACAGGCGGCCTTCGGAAACGAGGTGGCCGACTGGCAGGCCCAGCACCTCAAAGAACCCCTCCAGCACATCTACGAGCTGGTGATGGCCTGCTCTGATGGCCCCTGGAAGGGCAAGGCCCTGCCCGCCGACTGGGAGATCACCTTTCGGCCCACCTACACCCCCACCGAGGACGAACAGGCCGAGCTGCGCCAGAAGGTGGCCGGGGCCGACAGCCAATACATCCAGGCCCGCGTACTGCAGCCCAACGAGGTGGCGCTCGCGAGGTTCGGGAAGCCCCGCTTCTCCCTGGACACCACCCTGTTGAACCGCGAGGCGGATGGTTCCATTCCCCAGCCGGAGCAGGATGACCCGGTGGAGTTTGGCGGCACGCTCGAGGGCGATCCAGCCGCGGCCCCGCCCGGGGAGGCTCAGGCCGCCGGCGATGAGGCGGCCCTGGAGGGCGCCGCGCCGCCCGAGACCCCGCCCCGCACCGATGCCGACGATGAGCAGACGGATCACAGGATCCGGCTCCGCACAGTGAATTGCAGGTTGCCTGTCCGTGCGGACGACGAACCCTGGTGCGACGATTGCGAAGAACGGGCCCAGGCCCTGGCCGAGCAGATCACCGAGCACCGCGGCCGCCGCAAGCGCCGCCGGGATGAGGAGCCCCGCAACGATGCCACCGGCCAGGTGCATCAGATCCTCGGTGTGAGCGTGCGGATGGATGGCCCGGGCATCGGCCGCCTGCAGGGCCCCTACGGCCAGACCCTCCCCTACCCCGTGGCGGTGGGGCCGGATTTGAGCGGCGCCTGGGAGGTGTTCGAGCCCTCCACCGGCGCCTACTTGCTGGCCCTAGGCCACCAGCACCAGCGGGGGATCCGTGATGCCATCGGCGCCAATGCCACCATCCGCCGAATCGATGGCGTCGACCTGGTGGCGATGGGCGCTGTATGTGATGCCTACGTTTCAGTGCATGGAGCAGAGAAATGAACCTGGCTGACAGCCTGCAGCAGCGAATTGACGCCCTCAAACGGCAGTGCCGCACGGGCTACAGCTGCGGGAGCACCTGCATCTCCCTGCGGAAGGAATGCCGCACCAGCCCGGGGTCGGCGATCGGGAAGGAACGCCTCAAGCGCCTGCTGGCCCTGGCGGCCGGGGGCGCCTCCAGCCAGCGCGGCATTGCCCCGGTGAAGGCCAAGGAGGCCGGTGAGCTTGCCGAGGGTATCGCCACCCGCCGGGGGGAGAAAGCGGGCCAGCTGCGGGGGGTACGCCAGCAGGCCGCGGCAGAGAAGGCCCAAGCGGCACAGGCGGCAGAGGCCGCGGCCAAGGCCGCCGCACAGGCCCGCCAGCCACGCCCAAGCGCCGGCGATCGCCCCATGGCGCCGGCCGGCACCCCCCGGGGTGAGGCCGATCGGGCCGCCAAGGCAGCGGATCCGGACTACGAGTTCGCCAGGCCGTCAACTGTGGGGAATGTCGGGGAAGACCTGAAGGGCTCCGCTCGGCACAAGGCCAACCAGTGGCGAACACTGGCGGAAGCAGAAGCCGATGGCACGGCCGCGGCCATGGTCACCCGAGACAAGCTGCTCAAAGCCGAGCCGCTCGACCTGACGGAAGGCCTCACCAACGCCAACTACCTCACCCGCCTGGCGGGCCACTTGGCGCTGAAGTCGTTCCCGGCCCAGCCCTACACCGACAAGGCGTTTGCGGCCTACGAACGGGGCAGCTATCCGGGCAAGAAATCCCCGGCCGAGATGCGGGAGCTCTACTACAACCACCTGCAGGAGGTGAAGGGCATCATCGACAAGCGGCGGGACGATGCCGACCCCCGCGACATGCTGGCGGAAATCTCCCGGGCCACCGTCGACCGGATCGCCGCCATCAGGGGTGATCGGACCAAGAACACCGCTGACCCGTTCAACCCCCTGGCCAACTCCTTGGTGGATCTCACCAACAAGGCCAGCAGAGGCAGCTACTCCAAAACGTCAGTTACCGGGCAGATCAACACCCTGGGGGTCCGCCTCAAAAAGGCCAACGACGGGAAGAGCACCGCTGAGCTGGCGGATGTGATGCGCAACGCCACACAGGAGATCCTGGGAGGGGCCTCGATTGACAAGGTCACCGGGGTGCAGCGCGGCGGGCCGACCATCAACGCCGCCGACCTCTACGTGAAGAGGGCGGTCCGCACTGGCGGCCGCGCCCTGGGTGTCGATGACACGCCGGCCGGGTCCACCACGGTGCTCGCCAACCGAATGGGAATGCGGGGCCTGCAGTTCGGCAACAGCGTCACCGATGAAGAAAGGGCCCACCACCTGCGCAAGACCGCCGAGGCCCTGGTCGACCTGGCGGACGTGACGGGGCTCCCAGATCGGGCCATCTCGCTGGACGGCCAGCTGGGCCTGGCCTTCGGAGCCAGAGGTAAGGGTCGGGCCGCGGCACACTACGAGCCGGGGACAAAGGTGATCAACATCACCCGGAAGAACGGTGTTGGCACCCTGGCCCATGAATGGGGGCACGCCCTCGATGACTACATCGGGGCGCGATCTCCGAGGGGCCAATTTTTCGCGAAGACCGGCGACACCTACCTGAGCGAGCAGACCAGCCCCAGGTTCTGGGATGGCACCAGAGGCCACGCCAGCCAAGAGGATGATCCTGTCTGGAAAGCCATGGATGGGGTCCGCAATGCCATCAAGGACACCGACTATTCCCAGACCCTCAGGGAAGGGCTGCGGGAATACGGCATCACCCCACAGAAAAGCAAAGGCCAGTGGAACTATTGGACCTCAGGCCGTGAGGTGTTTGCCCGCACCTTCGAGCGGTACGTGCAGCACAAGCTGAAGACCAAGGGGCAGGAGAACACCTACCTCTCCGGCCTGGGCGGTGAGAGCCCCCTGTGGCCCAACAAGGAGCAGATCGCGAAGATGGCCCCCGCATTGGATGAGCTGATGAAGGCCGTGGGCACCAACACCTTCGGCAGCATGAAGCGCCGCACCGACAGCCGTGAGCAGCGAATCCAGCGGCTGATCCGTGAGGCGATGGCCACGCAGCGCATCGATGCCGTGAAGCGGCAGTGCCGCACGGGCTACAGCTGCGGCGCCAGCTGCATTGCGATGGGCAAGGTCTGCCGCAAGACCCCCAGCGGCGCCAATCAGCAGAAGATGACGCGGATCCTCGCCCTGGCGGCTGGCAAGGAAGGCGGCCCTGCTGTCAGCGGTGACGCCAGGGCCAAGGAGGCCCCCTCCAGCAGGGGAGGAAGTGAGAAGGCATCGGAGGGCCAAGGGAAGGGCCCCGCCAGCACGGCCAAGCCCATGACCATCAGGGAGATGCGATCGGCGGTTTTCAAGTCGTTCAACGTGAAGAGCACGGCCGCCCTGATGGCCAACAAGAACTTTCAGCAGTCGGTGGTGGGTGACAAGCCCCGCACCCTCAAGGGCAAGAACGCCGAGGAGGAGTGGCGCCAGCTCTACCGCCGGTTCGTCTCGGTCCCAAGGGATGAGCGCGGTCTCAAGGACGGCGGCAGCGTGATCAACGGGGTGGACATCCTGAAGAACTTCCGCCCCTGGGTGGCCTTCGGCCTAGATCCGAAAAAGGCCACCAAAGCCGACGTGGACAAGGCCTTCCGCAAGCTGGCCATGAAGCACCACCCGGATGCCGGCGGTGATCGGAAGGTGTTCGAGAAGCTCGTCAGCATGAAGAACAGCGTGAAGGCTCTGATGGATTCCGCCCTCGAGGCCCGCCTGGATGCCCTGCGGGCGCGCTTCTCTCCCCTGAATGGCTGACCGGTCCCTGGAGCTGCTCGAGGAGCTCGACCAGCAGTTGCGGGGCCTGGAGGATCGGCAGCTTCGCAAGCTGCGCGGGATCTTCGATGAGGCCCTGCGCCGCACCATCCGAAGCATCACCGATCGCCTGGAGCGGATCGCGGAGCAGCCCGAGTACGACCCGGCCACCACCCCCGGCGCATTCCTCGGCAGCACCCCCGGCGGCCCGGTGCCCATCACCCCCCTGCAGAAAAACCAGGCCAGCCTCTACCTACAGGGCCAGCTCGCCCAGGACCTGCAGGCGATCATCAACCGCTTCCCGGCCGCCCGGGCCGCCAACACAGCCCTCAACCGTGAGCTCACGGAGCTCTACAACAAGGCCCAGGACCTGGGGACCGAGTACGCCCTCGAGCTCTCGCGCGACATGCTCCCCCCGGCCGCCGTGCTCTCCGGCCGGCACCCGGCCCTGCAGGACCCCCAGCTGCCGCCCGCCGCCCCTCCGGCCCCCACCGATGCGCCCGCCCCGGGCAGCCCCTACCAGGAGGGCCAGAGTTTCACCAGGCTGCTCAACATGGGCGCCACCATCGCCGCGGCCGAGCGCGACTTCCAGAGCCTCAGCGCCAACTACCGGCGCCAGCGCAACACTGCCACCGATGAGCGGGTGCGCGCCTCGAAGGACTACTTCTTCCGCTGGTGGCGTGACTGGGGCGACACGGTGCAGTTCGAGACCGCCACCCAGTTGGCCACCGGCGTGGACAGCCGCACGCTGGCCCGCACCCTCAAGGCCCGCCTGCCCCACATCAACGACGCCTTCCGCAACCGGGCCGAGACCGTGGCACGCACCGAAACCCACATCGCCGCCGGCGAGGCCCGCGAGCGCACTTTCCGCCGTGTTGGGGCCGGCTTTGTGCGGTGGGTCGCCACGGCCGACGATCGGGTCTGTGAGTGGTGTGCGCCCCGCATGGGATGCCTCTACTACGCCGGCAGCGTGAAGACCCCCGCGCACCCGAACTGCCGTTGCGCCCTGTCCCCGATCACCCTCGAGGCCCTGGTGATCCA